CAAAACAACAGCCAAAATGATTCCTTTATCTGAAGCAGATAAAAAGAGAATTTCGACAGAAATGGAAAAACTGTCAAAGAAAAGTTTTTAATTTTTTTAATTTAATATAGATATGGCAAAATATCGTGTAGTAGCTTATAAGAATGGGTTATATATTGCTAGGCCTGATACAATCTGGGCAACCAGAGATACAAAAGCAAGAAAAGGGCACAATAAAGAAGGTCTTTTAAAAGGAGAATATTGGACACTGGAAAAAGTACAACAGAAATTTTTCTTCTGTGGAGACTGGGTTCACTATGGAGGAAAGTTTAAAAAGTTAAGCGAAGCCTATAAATATATGGATGATAATAGTTTACAAGGTAGTGGTGCATACGATGATATGCCCTAATAATTACAAATTAATTTTTGCATTAAGTAACAAAATCGAAAACTTTTTGCTTGATATATAATAAAATAATAAAATAACAATTTAAAAAAGCAAACACATGGAACGCATGGCGAAACATATTAATAACGTGAATTGGAATGCCGATGATAAAGGCATTAGAGGAATTCATACGCCCGCGATACAGAATGTTTTTGAATTGTAACTACAACAATTATAAAAATTATTAAAGCGGGCAAACTTAAGGTTACTCGCTTTTTTTATTGTAGTAAATGATCTTTGACATGTTGATAATAGCACTCTTGGTAGAATGGTTATGCTCCGGACTTTTAATCCGGGTTCGAAAGAACGATGTGGGTTCGAATCCCATGGAGTGCACAATCGGGGAGAAAGTAAAAATGCTCTTTTTAACTTTCTCAGTAATGTAGTGATTAAAAGAGTTACATCGTAAACAATTCTGATACAATTGATAGGTTGGTGAAACTCCAGCTCTCCCCACCAGATCTCTTAGCTCAGTTGGCAGAGCACAACACTTTTAATGTTGGGGTCCTGGGTTCGACCCCCAGAGGGATCACGACTCAGTTCGCACTATACTCTCGCGTAGGAAGTGCAATTGCAGGTGTAGCACAAAGGCTAGTGCTCCAGCCTTCCAAGCTGAAGATGAGGGTTCGATTCCCTTCACCTGCTCAAAGTAGTAGTGATGGATAAGGGTTACTTCGCGTTGAGTGGTTCAACATTAGACTTCTAATCTGACTTCGCGGTTCAAATCCGCCTGTTCCCTACCGTTTTTCTCTACTTATGCGACTATAGCACAATGGCCAGTGCATCGGATTGCCAGTCCGAGGATGAGGGTTCGATTCCCTTTAGTTGCTCAAATAACAAGGCTAAGTACATTAGTTCAAATTTTTTATGAATATATAAATTAAAACAATGGTATATTTTTGCGAAAATTGTGGAATAGAACATAAAGGTTCTTATGGCAGTGGAAGATTTTGTTCATCTAAATGCGCAAGAGGATTTAGCACAAAACAAAAGCGAAAAGAAATTAACGCTAAAGTAAGTAAAAAATTAAAAAAATCCAAGGAACCGTACAGAAAAATTTGTCCTGTGTGTAAAAAACAATTTATAGCAAATAAAAAACGTCAAATTTGTTGTTCGCGAAGCTGTAGTTCTCGAAATATGAGTTTAGAAACAAAAAACAAAATACGTCAAAAAATGATAGGAGTTAATGCCGGCGATAAAAATGGAATGTATGGCAAAAGTCCTAAAAACACAAAAAACATTGAAGTATATTCAGAAAAACATTTGTATCAAAAACATTTAAAGGTTAGATCTACATTTGAAAAAAGATTTATAGATGAATTAGATAACGATATTAAAGTTATAAATTTTATTTATGAGCCTAAGAAATTTAAAGTTAAATACATTGATGAAAAGGGAGTTAAACGAACATATCAACCCGATTTTTTAGTAAATGAAAATAAGATTGTCGAAATTAAAAATAAATGGAATGTAACGTTAGAAGAAACAAGAATTAAAGAAGATGCTTTTCGAAAATCTTTTAATGTTGATTACGAAATAAAAACATATTAAATTGGTCTCAGGAGCTGCTTGGCGTGGCTGCCGGCCTGTCACGCCGGAACCGAAAGGACAGACGGGTTCGAATCCCGTTGGGACCGCAAACGCAGATAATAGTTTAACAGCAAAAACAGCTCTACAAAAAGTCGACTCATTGTAGAGAAGATACCGGTTAAAGTCCGGCTAATGCTCCAATAAGTCCTACGCCGGGTGGACGGACTATAATAAAACTCGGCATTTTAGGTCGTTAGCCTCAATGGTAAGGCACCGGTCTCCAAAACCGAGGTTGGAGTATTCCATGGGAGTTCGAATCTTCCACGACCTGCTAATCAAAACTTTATATTAGAGTTCAAAAACTTTTATCCTGCTTGAATATATAAAATAAAAAATGGATAGCGTTTGTATAATTTGTGGTTCGAAAAATTTTAAAATTAAAAGTAATAGATTTTGTTCTCAAGAATGTATTCATCAGTATGGAACACAAAAGATGAATGAAAAAATTAAATGTAGAATTTGCGATAAAGAAATTTCTAAAGCCAATTATAATAAGCATCTAAAAACTCATGAAATTAAAAAACATCACTATTTTTGTGAAAATTGTGGCAAAGAAGTTTATGAAAAATATGGTTCAGGAAGATTTTGCTCTTCTAAATGTGCCAGAGGATTTAGTACAAAAAATAAAAGAGAGCAGATAAATAAAAAAGTTAGTGAAAAAATAAAACAAAAAATATCTAACGGAGAAAAAATAGGTTTTTGTACTTCAGGTAGATTAGTTAAATTAGAAAATAAAGTTTGCCCTATTTGTGGAAATAATTTTAAAGCTGATGAAAAATTTGGTAAAAAAACTTGTTCAAAAGAATGTTCTCATAAGGCTACTGCTTTAAACAATAAAGGAAAAAAACACAATATCAAAGATACTTCAAGAATGGGAGGTCTTAGACCTGGAGGTGGAAAGTCAAAACAAATTTCTTATACAAATTGGTTAGGATATAAAATGTCTTTGAATAAAGAAGAAATTGAAGTAGCTAAAGTACTTGATGAAAAAAAATTAAACTGGAATAGAAATAGAAAAGGTTTTCCATATTTAACACGGGACGGTAAACAAAGAAAATATTACCCGGATTTTGTAATAAATGATAATGAATACATTGAATATAAAGGGTGGGTAACTTCCGAAATGGAATGGAAAATGGAAAATGCAAAAGCAAATAATAATCTTAATTTAATTATAATAGTTGGAAACGATAAAAGATATAAAGAGTTTGGAATATCTTTGCACGAATATTTAGATAGTAAATTTTTTCTATAGGAGACTCTTAAAATGGAAAGATACCGCGCATAGAGACGGCGGTTAATGCCTATAGGAAATTCGGGCTGTTAGCTCAGTTGCCTAGAGCGCCTGATTTGCACTCAGGAGGTCAAGGGTTGGAATCCCTTACGGTCCACTATACTGGTTTTTGATACTGCTTTACCGTTAGGATGCTCAACGCTGAACAGAATACAAGGGAAGTATGACAGGTGTGGAGAGACACACAAAATGCCAATGATCTAACGAATAACTTGGTTAGTCTGGGACGTCGAGAATCTCCATTGGCTCCATTCCTCTTTGGCGCAACTGGACAAGCGCTACTCCCTCTTAAGGAGAAGGTTATGGGTTCGAGTCCCATAAGAGGAACAAAGGGCGATACGTGGTGGTTGGTTGCCGGCCCCATCCAGTTGGTTATCATGGGTTCGATTCCCATATCGTCCACAAATGGTGCGTTGGTGAAGTTGGTTATCATGCCGCCCTGTCACGGCGGAGTTCACGGGTTCGAGTCCCGTACGTACCGCAAACAAAGTAAAGTAATTGCTTGAACTTCATGTGCCACTCCGGCTGACTAAACACGGAGGAACAGACATGAAATAGATAAAATACTTTGGGTGTATTATTCCTCTAGCCGGCTCTGATACACTAAAATGTTCCGGTTGCCTTAGTTGGTCGAAAGGTCCTGGCCGTTAACCAGACGCAGAAATGCCACCGTGGGTTCGAATCCTACCCGGAACGCAAATACTAAACTATCCGAGCTTCTCGTGACTGGGCTTACTGTACTAAACGTAGTTACGAAGAGGTGTAAGACCAATATGAATGAGTACACATTTATTTTTGGCAGATAGGAAGTTTAGTATTATGGGGAGATGGTGAAATGGTTATCACTTCAGACTGTTAATCTGCGTTTCCGAGTTCGAGTCTCGGTCTCCCCGCAATTTAAGAATAGGCAGTGGCTTATATATCGGAATTGTTAGTTCGGCGGAATTGACGAATCCGGGATATAACGACTCTTTAGTGGATTCCGCCGATGAATCTAAAGAGTTCTGGCAAATGAAGTCCAGCCTGCGGGTATTAATAGAATCCCTTTAGGTGAGTAACTGGTGTGGCCCCGTTACTGGCGAGAATACCTGGGATAGTGTACGGGGCTCAACGGCAGATATCCAGCGTGTCTGATACACACGACCAAGGTAACTGGTTGAAAATGTGGGTTCGACTCCCACTCTGCCGACTGTGACCATTTATGATAACTTTTATATATATAAATTGGCGTTTTATAGTGTCATAAATATATATATAAAAAACATATGAAAATCGTATCGGAATCATTAAAATCATTTAATAAAAAATATTCTCTTAATGAATATATTTTTAATACAGGCTTGTCTGGAAATAAATATTCCAGTGATATTATTCCAGAGTTTAAAAATGAAGTACTTAACTATTTAGATAAAGGTACCTGGAAAAAAACTCCCGAAATTAAACAAATGTTTACTGCCGCTGAAAGAAAATTAAAAATGTGGTCTGAAAAAAATCCTAAAGATTGGCCGGGATGGTTTAAACATTTTAAAAGAAACGAAGACGGAACGTTATCAATATATAATTTCACCAATCCAAGCGCAATTTCATATATATTTCTTAAAGAAACTATAGGAGAACACGGTGCAATATCTGTCAAGCCTTCAAAAAATTGGAGGACTGAATGTTTTTTTCAATCTATAGAATATAAAAGGGAACACCCTGAAGTTAATATTGTAGGGGGAATAATTATTAAAAATGATGATAAAAAAAATATTTCTCTTGAAAATTTAGTTGTTCATGCATTTAATGAAAAAAATAGAAA